AGATGACTCTGTAGTATAAATCTCAGCATGCTGATTTTCATACCTTTTATATTCCAGGCCGAATAGTGCATTCAATCCTGGCTCTAGTTCTTTAACTAGTTGTGATCGTGATATAGCCATAATTTATCTCCTATTCTCCTATTACGATTGTAGTTCAATTAAGTTAGCAACTACTACCACAGATCTGAAAGCCGCATTTTCATCGTTTTCAGGGTCTTCAGCAGATCTTAATAATCTCCATGAAGCTGCATCTGCAGATGTATCTCCGATATCTAACGTAGCTGAAGACATACCAGTAGTTGTACTACCAGCAGATACATTCATATCATACGTTTCTAAATATCCAGATTGTGCTACTGCATCATCAGTCGCTACTACATATTGTTGTTGTGGGTTATCGAATACAAATGCATCGATATCTTCTGAGTTTGCTGGTGTTACTTGAACGTAATGATTCGCAAACGTCGGCTTTAAAGTTGTAGCCGCGTTGTAGAATATTCCATTTAGTACACCAAGAATCGGAGTATCAGTTCCCTGACCTTCGATTATGTAACCAGCAGCAGAAGCAACAGCACCACCATGATATATAGTGGTAGCATAACCCGCATCGATTTTGTATTTGCCTTGACCAGAAGTCGCTGGTGTTGAACCAAGCGTTCCTGCAGGAATCAAACCAAAACCTTGTGTGTTTCTATTTGCCATAGTTGTTCTCCTTATGCATCTGTCTCAAGAGACAGATACGGTTTAATTTAAATCAGTGATCTAGAAATAGTTAAAAAATTATTTCTTAGTACCACCGAAGGTTACACGAGATTGCCTATCAACATTGATTGGCATCCTCTGGTCTTGCTCCTTTAATAAATCGTTTCTTACGGCTTCGTCTCGCTGTTTATGACGATCAGTCATATAAGCTTGTCTTTGCTTCGCGATCTCTTCAGGTACCTTCGCAAGTAGAAGGCCTCCAACCCCAACGACTCCCTTGTATTTGCCGTCTTCGACAACTGGATAGTCAGATGCGTTTTCGATTTCTTCAGAACGAACTAATTCGTATCCTTCTCTTAATCTTCCAGATACGTTTTTAGTGTCTTGAAATCCAACGCTCTCTGCTCTTATCCATCTGTACCTGAAACCATCAGGTGCAGGGGGTGCATCTAGAGCTGACGGATGGACCCAAACTTTTGGTCTTTCAGTTTTAGACCTAGTTTGACTCGCACGAGAAGTTTTTGTGTTATCATTTTCCATACGCTTATGCCTCCTTCGTGGTTTTTAGTTGTTTTGCGTACTCTTCGAGTGGCACTCCTAATTTTTTAGCTATTGCTACTTGAGAAGAAGTGAGTCTCACAGTTTTGCGTCCAGGTTTTACGCTTCTTTGAGCAGATGCAACCGTTTGCACGGGAGTAGACGATTTCTCTTCTGTTGTTTTACCAAATTTAGAAGGAAAGTCAATTCTCATTCTCTTATCAATTTCTTGATAATATTCGTCAGAACGAGTGTCATAACCTTCATTTTCCAAATCCTTATGGTGTTCAATAGCGGTATTTGTCATAGCTCTATTTGAACCAAACCAAGTATTTTTAGAAGCCCAAGCCTCTGCTTTTGGATCTGGTGTAGGTATATCATCAGATAAAGTCTGTTGAATTTGTCCACTTTCAAAGTTAGAAACAGGTTTCTCGTCTTTAACCTGTTCTCTGCTTTGTTTTACTTGTTGTAGTCTAGCGTTTTCAAAGGTTAGTTCAGCTATCCTTTTATTCGCCGCAATCTGAGCTTTAGCATCTTGATTTTCAATAGCCGCTGCAAGTTCTCGCTCTGCAGATTCTAATCCAGTCGTAATGTTTTTCTCAAATTTATTTATGTAATCTAAATCTGTTTTTTGGAAACGAGACTCCATCTCTCTTCTTTTTTCTTCAACAGATTTAGCATACTCTATAGCAGCTTGTTCTCTTCTCTCTGCTTCCCTCATCTTACGAGTAAGTTTTGCAATTCGAGATTGAACACCTTTACTATATTCTTCTAATTTTTCGTCTTCCTTTTTTATTTCTTCTTTTTTATTTTCTTCGTTAGACTGAACACCCAACTGCTCACTAGATTCCTCATATGTGTTATTGGACTCAGTACTGTTTTCAACTGTTTCATTTTCTACCTCGATATTATTCTCGTCTTGTTGTTTATCCTCCTGCAGATCAATTTCTGCACCAGGGCCCGATGTATCTATATCAACAGTTTTATTTTCTTCTGGCATAGCGTCTCCTTCCTATGTTTTTAGAACTCATGCAAGATGTCCTCTGGACTATCAATTGTTGCTAAAACTTCATCGTCGTTTAGCAGACGAATCTCGCCACCATCTATTTTGATTCGTGATCCTGCATACCTTGCAAACATCACCCAATCATTGACCTTGCACCATGGACCATCGGGATACCTCTCCTTATCCTTATAACAATCTGGACCCATAGCTAATACTAAACCACACTGTGATGCAACTTGTTGCTTCTCTAATGTAGTTTCGGACAATACGATTCCGCCTTTAGTTTTTTCCTTCATCTTAAAAGGTAAAACTAAAAGTCTCCAACCTGTCGGTTTTGGAATTTTTGCTTTATCTGATTCTTCTTTTTTATCTTCTGTTTTTTTAACCCCAACTAATTCATTGTCAGGCATTATTATTTTTTGACTTGATTTCGATGACTGTTCCCTTAGTTTCATTTTGCTCCTTATCGTCTAGCAGGTTAGAGATTTCCTGTTTAGTTGCCTCTAGGGCGTTTATTTGACCTATTATATACTTGTAATTCTCCATACTGTCAACCCCACCAGAAGTGACGTTAATAGACAAAGAATCGATTCTTTCGTTTAAAAATTTGATTAATCTTCTAACAACTGTTTCTAATTGCATTTAGCATTTCCATCTTCTACGAGCCTGTCTTAGTCTTGAATTGGGATCAGCTGCAGCCTTTGGAAATTGTTTCATTTGACCTGCACTTCTTGCACAGTACGACTTACGTCGATTTGCAGCTTTGGATCCTGCCTTAACTTTGCCAGTGACCGCTGTTTTTAGTTTTGAGCCAGGATTTTCTCTTCTATATCGGGCGACCCCAGCTTTTGTCATCCCTGCGCCAGACTTTGTAGGTCTGAAATATTTTTTAGTTTTAGGTGGTTGTCTATCTGCTTTTCTCATTTTCTTTTTGCAAATGTTTTTACCATTGTTGGTTTACCGCCAGGATTACCTGCAGCTCTTTTTCGTCTGACAGCACTCGCCTTTTGCGAGCTTGTCATCCGTGTGGCTTTTGCAAGTGGGACGCATTTTGGATATTTTCTTTTGCTCCCCTTCGATCTCCCGCACGGTTGGTATTTCCCGTTCTTCTTTGGCGCTCCAATGTCTACCCATTTCTCTGCTACCCATTTACGTAATCCTCCTTGAGCCATTATGAATTCTTTCCGTAAGCTCTACCCATTCCTTTTGTACAAAGTCCACCTTTAGCTTTCTTTTGTCTTTTACCACCTGGTGTTACTTTACCAGAACAAACTGCAGATGCATACATATTAGCATAAGCAGATGGGTATACTTTAAACTTTCTTTTAGCAGCAGCTTTTCCTCTTGCACAGAGTTTAGCCATATTACGCTCCTACAAATTTCTTTATTTTTTCTGAAGTCTTACCAGAAAGTTCTGGCATTTTTTTCTTAGGCTTTTCACCTTTTAATAAAGTTGAATATTTTTTACCTTTGTGAGTAAAAGTATCTTTACCCATTTTTCTAGCAAGTTTAAATGCTGCACCTTTTTCAGAAAGTTGTTTACTAGTATCTCCGACACTAGCTCTTTCTCTGTCAGACATTCTTTGTTTTTCTTTTTTAACTTCTGCTGCTGTCTTTGTTGAATACTCTAATTTACCTTTAGTCTTATCATCTCTAGTAGATGTAAAAGTTTTCTTACCTTCTTTTTTTGCTTTTGAAAATTGTTCACCAAAAGTTGGTGCAAGTTTTTTTCTAATCTTACCAATGAATGATCTTACAGTTCCACCTTCTTTGTATCCTTTAGGAGTAACTTGTTTATTGTATAATCTGTTTGCCATTATTTACCTCTCCTTATTTTTTAACTTTAGCTCTATCTCTTGTTTGAGCTTTTGCTTCAGCTATTTGTTTTTTTAAACCTTCTTTTTGTTTTGACATTTTAGAATCTTTGCTACCTGTCATAAGGTCTTTAAATTGTTTTAAAGTTTCACCAACATTTAAACCAGCTTCTCTCATCACCTTACCACCGTCTTTCATATAACCCATTTTATTTCTAACTTGAGTTGGAAGTTTTGCAAGACCTGGATTTTTATTTTTGTCTACAGGTTTTAAAGATCCACCCATTTTTTTACCCATACGATTTTTTATATCTTTAGCTAAACCTGCATAACCTTCAATAGCACCTTTAATATTTAAAGGAGATCTTTTAATAAAACCTTTAACAAAACTTTTAACTTTTTCAGGAGCATCTTTAGCAGCTTGCTTTTGAGATTCAGTCATTTTTTTAGTTCTACCACCATCTTTTAATTCAATTGGTTTACCGTCATACTTACCATAACTTTTAAAAATATCTTTTGTAGATGAACCAGAAGAAGTAGGTTTTCTTTTCATTGCTTCAGAAGCTGCTTTAGTTCTAAATTTTTTAACTGCATCTCTTGCAGAATCCATAACTTTTCCACCAGATTTATAACCCTTAGGTGTGACTTGTTTATTGTATAATCTGTTTGCCATTTTATTTCCTTTTAATTAAGTCAGTTGCTTTAAGTCCGTACACGCTTGCAATGACACCTACAAAAATTGTTTGGTACCAAAATGGAAGTTGTGAAAAATATTCAAAGAACAATTTCATTTTTTCCATAGCACTCGGGTCATCCGAAAACACTGCCCATGATAATAACGCAATTGGAGCCGAAAGCAATAATAAAATAAATTCGTCTTTCCAGTCGGAATTTCTTGATTCTAATAATTTGCCCTGGTATTCGGCTTCGCCGTTTGCCATCTTTTCTGCATGACGCATTTGTGCATCAGCCATAAGCATTTTAGTTCTTTGGCGGTTTTTAAATATGTGAGAGCCAGCTTGAGCGGCTAATTTAATAGCGCTGAACCACATACTAGTACCAAGTAGCTTTTCTTTTCTTATCAGATAGCATTCTTCTTTGACCTCTGACTTGTTCTTTGTCTCCCATCGGTAAACCGTTGTAAGACTTGTCAGCTGTAGTTTTAGATCTTGGATCTACTTCTACATTTTGATCAGGAACGCTAATCATTTTCTGCTTTTTATAGTTCATCATAGTTTTTTACCCTTTTCTACGCCTTTTATAACACCTTTATTTTTAGATGCATAGAAAATCTTTTCGGCTTTCTTTTTGCCGTACGTTTTTTCCATAGATTTTTTAATTTTTTTACCTTTTTTAGTTAATGGCATTAGTCATCCTCCATCATAATGTTTGCTTGCTGTACTCCAGACTTAGCAAGTGAGACTCCAGCCCTTAATTTAGCTAAATCTTCGTTTTGTTCTAGCTTATCTTCGAAATTATCTTTGGATTGTAGCAATCTTGCTCTTGCAATTTCTTGTTGAGCTTCATCATTTTGTTTTTTACGCTCATTTTCCATTGCTCTTAGGTCAACTTCTCTAGATTTTAGTTTCAATAGTGGGTCAGAATCAAATTGTGACGTAATTTTCTTCTCTTCCTTCATGTAATCTTCTGTCATTTCAGCAATCAACACTGCTTTTCTAGCTTCAATCACTTGTGATAGCTGTTGAAGTTGTTGTGCAGCTTGTGGATTGGTTGGTGCTTGCTGTTGTAACATTTGAATTTGCATTATTTGTTCTCTAAATTCTAATTGCACTTGTTCTTGGGCCATTAAACTTATGTGTTCTAAAATGTTTTTTTGAATTGAAGCCATCATCATTGGATTATTTCTAACCATGTTAGTTGACATGAAGTTTAAATGCGCTGTGATGTGTGCTCTATGATCTTGATTCGGGAATGCTTGAAAAGGTTTACCTGATATTGCATTAATATGCTCGACACTTGGATCTACAGGTTGGATTGGAGCAGGTGGAGGAAGAATTTGATTAATATCTTTTACTCCGATTGCTTCATACATTTTTCGATATGCATTATACAAGTTATGAATTTGTGGATTCGATTGAGCAAGTTGTAATTCAGTTTGCGCCATTGTAATTCTTTGTGATGTTGAGAATATATTTGGATCTGCAACTGGAATAATATCTATTCTATCATCAAAGTCCGTTTGCTTAATGGTTCTTGCACCACCGACCACGTCATATGGATATTCAGGTGGTAAGTATTGAGCAATAACTTTTCCTAAAATTTTAAATTCTTTTTTCATTGCAGCATACAATCGTTTATGGATTGCAGACATGACTCTTGAACCACGTTCTAATAATGCAATTGTAGTACCAACCGCTGCCTGTTGATTTCCATCTCCGACTTGCATATCAGCGATAGCGGCAAATCTTTGTCCAGCCCCTACAACAATTCCCATTAATGACAACAGTGTCTGAGAAGGTTCCTTGTAAGGTAGTGGGAAAAAGGCTTCTCTTAAATTTCCACCTGGTGCATCTACATCTTTAAACTCACCTGGTTGAATTGGTGATGCTTCATCTCTAACTCTAACCCCACGTTGTTTAAATCCTGCAGGTAAGTTTGATAAAGTTCCTGCATCGAGTAATTGTCTTAATGCAGTTGTTGCAGTTCTACTTAATCCACCAATCATGTGAATTAAACCAAAACCATAAAACCCTAAACCTGGTAAAAATTTAAAATGCACAAAATAAGAAATTTTAGTTTTCTTTATATCGTCTGGTGCATAGTTTCTTTTAATAGATAAAACTTGTCTTGAACCTTCTTCAACAGTTACAATGTATGGAAGTTTAATTCCTGTTTGATTGCCTTCACCATCTACATCTTCAAAACCTTCAAGATCTAAATTTACATGACATTCTAATAATGTGTAAACATCATCTTGTTTGCCAGTTTTTCTTGTACCAGCAAGCTCTCGTTCTTTTTGTTCGAGTTCATCTTTTTGATCCGTGTTCGGTGGTCCAAGGTCAACGTCTGAATAAAAACCATTCACTTGTTGTTTTCTTAAATCATTTTCAGAAACTTTTAAAACATGGATGATTGATTCCGCATCGTCTAATGAGGTAGCCGTGTACGGAACAATCAAATCCTCAGCAGGAATAAATTTACTCACTGCTCTGCCCAATAACTGATCATAATAAATCTTTTTAAAAGTTGATCCAGCTAAAGGTAAATGGAAAAGCATTTGGTCGAACTCAGGTTCGTACTCTTGCATTTGATCCATTAATAAATAGTTCATGTAATCTTTAACCCTGGTTGCTTGTTGTTGAGCAGGTGGAGAGTCAACTCCGATTACATCTGTTCTGACAGGTCCTTCTGCAGGTAAAAGTTCTTTGTAAGCTTGTGCTTGAAATTGTGTAACTGCTTCAGCTAGAACAGGATGCGTTGCACCACTTGCTCCTTGAAAAGGTTCTGTTCTATTTTCATATTTGAAACCTAATAAATCTAAACCTTGAATATAAGTTTGCTCCCAATCTTTTCTGGAAGATTTATAATCCATGTAGTTGTTAACCATATCGTTTCCGATTGGTTCTAAAATATCTTCAGGTAATATATCTGCAAGATTATCGAAATGATTTTCCGTTCCAGGAATGTTAATGGCTCCTGGTTCAAAGTCTATGGTTGCACCACCATCTTCTTCTGGTGTTACTTCGACTGGACCTTTTTCTACAATCTCTTCTTGTTCTGTTACTTCTTCTTCCGCAGGTAGTTCTAATTCAGTTCGAACTTCATTAGGAAGGGATTTATCTATGTCTGCCATTTAAAATTTCTCCGATCTTAGAGTTTAACTTGTTTTAAAGGAATTTTCAAGCCCTGTGGATTAGGTCCTGATTTTGGAGGCGGGCCAGATCTTTTCCCTCCTGAACCTAAAGGTTTGTCAATCATACCACCACGTTTTTTACCTTGTCTCATTTCTCTCATCTGTCTTAGAGCTTCACTAACAGCAGACTCTAATGACATGTCAATTCTTAAATCATCAACAATCTTATTAAATTTTTCTTGGGTTGCCTTGTCAGCATTGGCCATGTACTTCTTGCCGTAGTTCATTAATAGTAAACCCTTTTCTTTTGTTCTTTGACTTCATCCACATAATCTTCTGGATGATCAATCAAACCACCTTGTCTAAATCTCATGATCGCTTGCGTGGTTGAGTCGACCAAGTCATCATGATCCCCATACG